CACTACCGCCAATACCCACACTGTCATTTCCAGTCACATTTGGCGCTGTGTCATTTGAATAGTTTTCTTTGACGAGAGTGAGGCCAATATCAGCCGCTGACGCCGTGATAAACACAACAGCATTGCCCGATAGGTTTAACAAGCTGCCCGTGCTGCTTTCGCCAAGCGTGCGGGTAAGAGTAGTCCCAGAGGCCGTGTAGGTTCCAGAACTTAGCTCCCAGCTATCACCATCTTCAATGACAAATCTTACGACGTCAGAATTACTCACGCCAGCATCTGCGAAGGTTTGGTATCCGTCTGAGGCAGAGCCAAGAGTTATTGCACCACTGCCAGTGGTACTGGTGGTCATCTTGGCTCTGTTCACTAGCTTAACCATAAGGCCGCTCCTAGTTTAGTTAAGCGATAGTCAGGTCGATTGCACCCGCAGCAAATTGCAAGCTGTCGCCGTCTGCTACTGTTTTGTTTGTTGTCATCGCACCGTGCCACAGCAAATTGCCGCTTGTTGCTGCATCGAAAATCCCGATGTGCGTGACAGTGCCAAACGACCCACCCGATGCGGTGAAGGTTTCGGCAGATGTGTTGGATGTAGTTCCGCCAGTTCCGGAAGCTGTGTCCCATGTGACCGCTTGTCTGGCGTAGCCGTTGCCACTGACTTCAGTTCCTCCGCCGCTATCGCTGGGCGCGGCGGTAAATAAAGCCAGATGAGTGGTTGAGGGGGCTGAGCCGGTGTTTTTCATCAACCAGTTCAGTATTAAGTTTTCTGCGTAATCTGAAAGTGCTGCCATTGTTTTGTTCCTTTTAAGCTAGATGGCCAGTTTGTTTAGGGCTGTAGAAGCCAAATTTTAGTTTTTAATAGCTCCTGATTTTTACGCGCAGCCCGGAGCCGCCAAATTTCGCGCCTTCATTTTCTCGATTAACCGCGTCAATTGCCTTGTCATAAAGAGCGCCCCAAACCGCTAGCCGCCGATCTTCTTCCAGGAACGGTGCAGAATGCACCAGTGACCCGTAAAGATAGCAGTCAGCGTGATACTGCAAAATCCAATTTGAAGTGTTTGACACACTTAACGAATTGGTCTTTGCCACATACAACATCTCAAGTGTGTAATCGCTATCTGGCGAGGGGTAGACCTCAATAGACCCAGAGGTAATTGCGTAGTATCCAGGCCGGCCGGTCGCGTTTGCAGCCCCGGCGCGCCGATCTAGCAGCTGCGCCTGGCTCTCAGCTTCCATCTTGTATGTATCGCCGGAGGTAATGAAGAGCCGCAGGGGTTCTATGAAGTCGGTCGGAAGCGTAGAGTATTGAGAGTTCAAGACCGCTGTGCTTCGATTTTCCATGCGCCAGTGTCTCAGGCGCCGGTCCATATCAGCCTCAGCCAGGGCAATAAAATCGGGAATATTGGCCGTCATGTCAGATCGGTTTAACCAATTGCCGATTGCCGTCTGAAGCTCCGAATATGTTGTGATTGCCATCAGTAACCCTCAACAATCAATTTTGAATAGTTGCCGGAAAGCAGTTTTTTCTTTGCATATTCCAGAAACTCTTTTGTGCCTGGTGCTGACTTGCATTCCAGCGCCCACTGCGCCGCCAGGGTGTTGGGGATCGTGCCGACATAGCGCCCAGCGCGCTCCTTGAGCCGGGGGATTTCTGCATACATATCGCGCTGGTCTTTGACCGCGTCGAGAATNGGCGCCACGTTCTCAGATGTCTTGATGAAAACTTTGCCTTCTTCTTCTTTGACGAACATTTTACCCTCATTAAGTTGAGCGCCCAGGAAAGCCTGGACGCTCTGTTGTTTTTAGCCTTGAACGTCTGCGATCAGGCCGTGACCCTTCTCAGTCACCTGGAGGCCGTACTCGCAGCTGATCAGCTTGCGAGAAGCGTGACCGGTGCGCGCAACGTCTTGCTGCTTTGTCTCCTGAAGGTACGCGACTTGTGCGTAATTCGGGTCCAGGATCCAGGCATCGCGAGCGCGAGAGAAACGGTTTGGCACCAGAGAAAGCTCGCCAAAATCAGTGGCGATCACATCAATCGCACCCTGGAGCCGCGCATCGTCGGCATCCTTGTAGCGAGTGGCGTTCCCGGTAAAAGTAGAAGAAACCTTCTGCTTGATCGCTGACCCAACCATCATCAAAGTTGGCTCTGCGCCCTCGTCCCAACACTCCTTAACGACCGTGTTCATCATGGCCTCAGTGATTGTTCTGAGAGTGCCATCTGTCCTTGCCGCATTCGGGTAGCCAGCATTGCCGGTTCCAGAAGTTGTTGGCTCTGCACCGCCGGTGCCTTTTGATGTGTTGGTTTTCACCCAAGCACCCAAACCAGCTGTCGCGCGCGCTGTGCCAGATGACCCGGCGCTGGCCGCTGTGTTCGAGGTCAGCATGGTTTCCATGTCACGCTTCAACTCTTTCAATTTCAGAGCAACTTGCTCTGCCATTGTCTGAGCGTCAGAGGCGCCATTGACCGCTTCCGCTGTGTCAGATGTTTCGACCATTTTGTCCGAAATCTGTGTGTAGTTTTGCACACGAATTGGCAAAGTAGCCGCATCATTGCCTGGTGTCGCTTCACCTTCAGCCACCCGGTTTGAACCGTTTACAGCTGCAAGTGAAATTTCGGGCCACTCAAACAATGTGTTTGAAACACTGCGCTTGCCAATTGCACTCATAAATGGAGCGTCAGATGCGCTTACCATTTCTAGTGCTTCCTGGAGGTCTTCGCGGAGCGTGGTTACGTCGAAGGTCTCGACGGTGTTACTATTGACTGCCATTTTTTTATCCTTTGGTCAGTAGGAAGGCGGCGATGTCTTCTGTCTTGCCGGTCTTCCGAGATTGTTGACGCGCTACGTCCGCTCGCTTCTTGGATTGGCTGACAACTGACTTTTTGGCTCCAGGCTTGATGGCACCGCGCTTGACCTCGCGGCCGGTTCCCAGGTTGCCCTGGGCGCGCACTTTGGCTAGCTCATGCAGCGCCATCACAAATCGGGGATCGCTTTCCCCTTTAAGTTCAGCCTCGCTAAAGCCTCGCCGGCGACCCTCATCCATCATCATTTCGATGGCTTTTGGTGCCGCCTCTTTGTCGCGTAGCTCCGGGATTTGCTCCAGCACGACTGCCGTCTGTGCCTTCACATATTCTGCCTTTTGCTGCGCTTCCATTTGTGCATCTCGCTGCGCTTGGACTTGCTGCTCGTATTGCAGTTTCTGTCGCGCCTCGACATCTTGCCTATAGTCTTCCATTGCCTCTAGATAACCCAGCGGGTCTGTTTCCCGCATGGACGCATCTGGGGGCGCCGGTTCTGTCGTTTGCAGCCGATCCGCGTAAGCTTTCATAGCTTCCGCATAGCGCTGTTCCATTTGCTGCGCCTGGGCGACTTGAGCCTCAACTTGCTTTCGAGCCTCTGCGACCTCACGCATCTTTTGCTGGATGTATTGCTGACCAGAGTATCCGCGTTTCAGTTCCTCTTCGGTTACCTCGCGCTGCTCACCGTCAATCTTGACGCTAAAAAAGCTTTCTTCGGGGCCGTCTGGAAGTGTCGCTTCGTCTGTGTGTTCCTCATCCTCAATTTCAGTCTCAGCTTGCGCCTCAACCTCTTCCACAAGCTCTTCTGAAGTCTCTTGCTGAGTTGCTTCCTCTTGCGGTTCACTGTTTATTAACAGATGTTCAGCCACTGATCTTGGGTCAGCGGGATTTAATTCACTAGTCGCGTCAGACACGGTGCTAGCCTCGTTTTTTAGTCTTTCGTTCGACGATCTGGGCGTCAGTCAGAACGCTGCGCATTCCGCTGATCAGATCGTCAATTGCGCGGACTTGACGCCGCGCCTCGTCTATTTGTTCCAGGGTCGCCCCTGGCTCCAAAAATACATCGATCTGGTCTTGCTTTTGCTTCTTGACCAGTTCTTGAAAAACGTCATCTTGCAAAAAGCTTCTGATGCGCGCTGCCTTAGTTGCTAAATCCATTAGGCTCCCGCGCTGCATTTTGCTCTTGCTTGATTGAAGCGGTATCAACCGCCGTGCCGTATTGGCCGAGTATCTGCGCGACCTTGACCGCTAGCTCCTGGACCATCTTGTCGCGCGCCAGGTCATCGTCGAGGATCATCCGGCGCTCTTTCATTTGCTGATCGGCCTGGAATTTCTGGGCGTCCATCTGGAGCTTCATCATATCGCTCTGCGATTTGCTCTGCGCCTTCATTTGCTCGATCTGCATCAGCCCCTGCGTTGGGTCTTGTTGCTGCATCTGCGCCGCCTGAGCTTGCGCCGCCTGGGCTTGCTGCGCGGCCATCTGTTGCTCCGCTTCCGGGGTCAGCGGCTGGAAGTACCGGTCACTGTTTTTGATGCCGCTCGCGCCCAGAAGATCGGCCAGGGTGTTTCTCAGCTGGCTCAAGCTGACAAGCGGGTTTTGCGGCCCCATTGTCTGCAAGATTGTTTGCTGCGTTTGCTGCGTCTGCATCAGAGCCGCGCGCCGCTCATCTTCCCGGCCAGTGCCCAGGCCGACATTCACAGACAGGTCAAGATCGGCATGCCAGGATCGCGGGTCTACGCGCTGAAAAGTGTTGTTCAGGCGCATCATTTTTTCGTTGTCGGTATTGTGTATAAACAAATGTAATAACAGCTTAAACAGCTGCTTCATGCCGCCTTCAGCCAAGTTCCGGGCCATTGTCTCGATCTGCGCAGCTGCGCTCTGCATCTGGCTCTGGACCGCCAGGGCAGTGGTCGATTGCAGCGCGTCCTGGTGCAGCTGACTGTCGGACTTAACCCCGGTCTTTGTTTCAACCATCTGATCGACGTACTGGAGCGCTGAAAGCGTCTGGCCAGCCGCAAAGGGCACCGTCAGCGTTTGGACGCTATTGGGCACCCTTTGGCGCACCACGGCGCCAATTTCGTTGTTTAGAACATCGTCAACATTTACGTCATTTGTGATCGCCAGGCGCGGCGTATTGGTCATCGCCACATTGTCAAGGATGCCGCGCAAAATGCTGGTCGCGCTGTCCTGGTCATCCATTAAAATATCGGAGATCGATGTGCCCCAGAAAGTATGAGGCTCCGGCTGTATTTCAAAAATTGCAAACGGCACCCGGTCAATAGGCTCCGCGCTCAGCATCTTGTAAGAACCGCCGCCTAGGACAAAGCGATAGAGCGATGGGATGCCAGTGCCGAAAGGATCGACGCGCATAAATGCCTCAGTGACAGCCACCAGGCGCATGGTCGGATCCCGGTTAGGATCGTCATCATTGTCGTTTGTGTAATAGCCCCGGCGCGCGCTCTTCTCCAAATCGCGGGTGTCAGTTGCGTCCGATAGGCCGGTCAAATCGCTGACCTCATCGAAATCATAGCCCATCGCGACCAGGTCACCGACACGCATCTCAGTGCGGTGCCCACACACATAAAAGTCATCGATGCTCCGGGCATCGCGGTTAATAAAAAATTCTTCGGGTGGGACGCTTTCTACTTTGATTTCACCCGATCTCTTACGGCGCGCAATCCGCGCATCAATGATTGGAACCTCAACGTCAACGCCGTCCGGGCCGATCTCAACTTTTGTCTCAACCACTGTGGATAGAATATCGACATCAGGCTGGCTTTCAA